TAAAGGTATGTTTGGAAAAGCTAAAAAAGCAATACTAGGTCGTAACATGGGTGGCAGTACAAATAAAAATGCTAGAGATGGATTAGCATTAAGAGGCACAACAAAAGCAGTATATAGAGATTAAATACTTTAAAGGTGAACATTATGGGTACAATAGTAGATATTATAACTATAGCTACAGCAGTAGTTACCGCAGCATCAGCAATAGCAGCAGTAACTCCTACACCAAAAGATGACATTTGGGTTGGCAAGCTGTATAAACTTATAGACTTTTTAGCTATGAATATAGGTAAAGCTAAAGAACAAGCATCTAATTCAAATGTTTTAAATAAATGAAAAGCACCACAAACGCATTAAATGCTATCGAATGTCATGAAAGAGAGTGCAAAGCATTGTATCAAAGCATAGATAGAAGATTAGAAGAAGGTGCAAAAAGGTTTGATAGACTAGAAACCATGATATGGGCTGTCTATCCTTTTATATTATCAGTTGTTGTAGCAGCGAAGTATATATAATGAGTGAAAAAAAATCTAAAGTAAATGCCGCAGGAAACTATACAAAACCAGCTATGCGTAAAAGACAATTTAAAAGAATTAAGTCTGGAAGCAAAGGTGGTAATTCTGGTCAGTGGTCTGCTCGTAAAGCACAAATGTTAGCAAAAGCTTATAAAGAAGCTGGTGGAGGATATAAAAGCTAATGTCTTATCTAATAAGTAATATTCCTCATTTTAAATGTTGGGTCAGAAAAGAGTTTACTTGCAACCATCAAAGGTATCATGGTGAGTTTATTCATGCACTTGCAATAGCAGTTAATACAATCCCTGATCGTTCTCTTAGTTTTCAGGTTGTTTTTACTGGTTGTGAGATGGATAGTAACGAAGATATGCAAAATGTACATGGTGGTGCTATGTGGGCTAGGATGCCAATACAAGCCCTTGTAGCAGATATACCTGTTGAAGAATGGGCTTTACCAATGGAAGATCATTTAGTCCAACCTTGGGATTGTGAAGCAAGAGATCATTCTGTTGTTGTTATGGATAGAGTAAGTTCAAGCCCTTGGGTAGCTAAAATTAACAATGAGTTTTATCAAAGTAAATATTTATTTACAGTTGACTACACAGGCAATGATATAGCTGATGAACCTGCTCAACATAAACAATCTCATGTTATGTATATTACAGAAGATTGCGAATGGAAAGGTAATGTTATTGCTTTGCCTAATAATAGAGTTAGAGCTACAAGTCCTGCTTTATGGAGAACAGGAGAAGGCGCGCCAGATTTTGCACCATCACAACATTTACATTCAGCAGAAGGGCATGAAAGTTACTTAGACCCATTAATAACTTTTAACAACTTATACAGTGATGGTTTAGAGGAAGATTGATATGCACTATACAAAAGATTTAAACGAAATTATTAAAGGTTTAAAAAAATCAAGTAAGTTACACGCTTCCCAGGCTAAAAAATTAGAAAAAATAAAACAAGATCAAAAGAAATACACTGGTGTAAAATCAAAGCCTTTAAAAAAAAGGAAAGTATAATGAAGCTTAATAGAAAGCAAAAAGCTACACTAAATAAACATTCAAAGCATCATACTAAAAAACATATGAATATGATGATAAAAGAAATGGAAGATGGAAAAAGTTTTTCTTCTTCTCATATTAAAGCGCAGAAAAAAATAGGTAGATAATGCCTCTTAAAAAATCACAAAGGTCTTTGCAAAAATGGACCAAACAAAAATGGCAAACTAAATCTGGTAAACCTTCTGCTAAAACAGGAGAAAGATATTTGCCATCTAAAGCTATAAAAGCTATGTCTAGTTCTCAATATGCTGCTACTACCAAAAAGAAAAGAGAAGATACAAAAAAAGGTAAACAGTTTTCTAAGCAGCCTAAATCTGCTGCAAAAATATCTAAAAGGTACAGATAATGTATGAATATAGTTGCACAGTTGACAGGGTTGTTGATGGCGATACCTGCGATGTTATTTTGGACCTTGGTTTTGACATTCTTTACAGGTGTAGGGTTCGTTTATATGGCATTGATACTCCTGAAAGTAGAACTAGAGATGCTGATGAAAAAATTAGAGGTAAACTTGCGTCAGCGTTTTTACAAGAAGCCATAGATAACGGAACTAAAGTTGTAATAGAAACAAAATTAAAAGACTCTAAAGGTAAGTTTGGTAGAGTTTTAGGAAATGTATTGGTTGATGGCATTAATATTAATCAACTAATGATAAAAAATTATTTAGCAGTAGCTTATTTTGGTCAAAGCAAAGTTGCTATAGAGTCAGAACATTTAATTAATAGAGAAAAATTAATTGAATTAAACAAGTTTATTCCTTATGAAGACAATAAAGACGAAATCTAATGGAAGATGCTGTAAGCCTTATTAATGAAGTTGGTTTTCCTATAGCCGCAGCAGGTGGATTAGGTTTCTTTATATGGAAACTTATCAATAGAATAATTGATGGCATGGAAACTAAACTTGATGTTCTTGATGAAAAAGTAGCAGTACAGATAAGAGCAATGGAAGACAGACTAGGTAGTAAATTAGATGCACAGCATGGAATTTTAGTAGCATTAATTGATAGAGTTCGTAGTTTAGATAACGAAATCATAAGACAAGATACTATGATTAAAACAATACTTGGAGTTCCAAATCTTATTAATATAGATAAAATTGCAAAAGCAGATAGAGATGATCAAAGAAAAGATTAAATATTTATACTTTCTAGCAATACTAATAATACAAACTTCTTCAGCAGATCAAATAGTTCATAAGTTTAAATCTCCTAGTTTTAATGGTGCAGGAATATCTAGTCATTATCTTACTATTGAAAATCAACAACACACCAGAAAGCTAACAGTTAAAGAAGAAATTAAAGCTCTACAAGACGAAATAAAAAGAGATGCCCAAAATACTACACTTGCTAGGTTTATGAGAAATCTTGAATCAAGAGTTTATGCAGAACTTTCAAGACAGCTAGTAAATAATTTATTTGGAGATACAGCACAAACTTCAGGAGAAATAAAACTTGAAGGTAATATTATAAGCTATAACAGTGATGGCTCGTCACTAACTCTTAATATAACGGAAAGCGATGGAACACTTACTGAAATTACGATTCCTATTGGTACTTTTACTTTCTAGTTGTTCTACATATGATCAATATGAAGATATATATAAAAAAAAGTTTAATGAACAAAATTTTGTACATATTTCCAAACTTCAATCTAAAGAACTAGCAAATGTAAAAACACCAACAAAAAAACCTATTGTAGCTGTATATCCAAATTCATTTTTAGATCAAACAGGTCAAAGAAAAAGTAATAGTGAGTTTGCTTTATTTAGTACAGCTATAACTCAACAACCTGGTGCTTTATTAATAAGAGCTTTGAAACACGCAGGAAATGGAGAATTTTTTAGAGTTGTTGAAAGAGTTGGTTTAGACAATCTAACAAAAGAAAGACAATTAATAAGATCAGCAAGAGAAACAATAGGAACTGAGGAAGATAAAAAAAAGACTTTATCTCCTTTGTTGTTTGCAGGAGTTTTAATCGAAGGTGCTGTTATTGCTTATGAAAGCAATCTTTCTACAGGAGGTATGGGTGCTAGATATTTAGGTATCGGTTCTAGTATTCAATATAGAGAGGATAGCGTTACAGTAACCTTACGCATGGTTTCCGTATCTACAGGAGAAATACTTATAGAAGTAATGACTGAAAAAACTATATTTAGTTATGGAAAATCAGAAGATGTATTTAGATTTATTGAAATGGGAACAAAGCTGGTTGAAATAGAATCAGGTAATTCTCGTAACGAATCTACAACTTTAGCACTTTCAAAAGCTATAGAAAGTGCAGTATTAACATTAATTAATATTGGTTATGACAGGAGTTACTGGAGTCATGAAAAAATTAACATTGATAAACCTAATTGCAATGATAATGATTGCACAAGTATACGCGGCTGATAATGAAATATTTGTAGATCAGTCAGGTACAGGTGCTAACATTGATTTAGAGCAGTTAGGTATTTCTAATATTATAGGTGGATTAAGTTCTTCGGCAGGAAGTTTAACAGCTTTTGATCTTGATGGTACAAGCATGACATTAGACGTTAATATGATTGGAGCTACTAATAAATTTTTAGGAGATATTTGGTCTGATAATTTTACTGGTTTGTACAATTTTACTGGTTCAACTAATGCGTTTACAATTCAAGTAGACCCTACAAACACATATAGTTCAGACAGTTCTGATCACAATATAGCTGTTACTGGAGCAGGAAACACGTTTACTTTAAACCAAGGAACATCAGCTTTAGCAACAAGCTTAAATTTAGATTGGATTTTTCAAGGTTCAAACAACACTGTAACATCTAATATAAATATAGATAGTGCTACAAACTTTATGGATATAGATGGTTCTGATAACACAATAAGCTACACAGGTACTGGCGTATCTGCTTCATCTGGTGGGTACTTTTATTTAGATCATACAGGTGGACAAAGAACATTTAATATTAAACAACTGAGTACACAAGATAATGATTGGCTTAAAATTATTTCTGTTGGTGGCAATGCTTCTTCCTCAGTTTGTGTTATCCAAAACGATCAAGGAACCTCAATCGGATGCTGAAATAGGAGGCATATCTGAATTAAATGGTTCTGCACAAATAGTAAGAGATGAACCTTTAAATGCCAAACTAAACTTATCTATACAAAGTAATGACGCAGTTGTTACTGCAAACGGAAGAATGTCTATTACATTTTTAGATGACAGCAAAGTAAGTCTTACTGAACATTCACAATTAACTATTGATGAATATATATATGATCCTAATCCAAGTAAATCTAAAATGGCTCTTACTTTTGGTTTAGGTACAGCTAGATTTATTACTGGAAACTTAAACAAAATAGATAAAAAAAATATTAGTTTAAAAACACCAACAGCTAATATAGCAATTAGAGGTACTGATTTTACAGCAACAGTAGACGAGTTAGGTAGATCATTAATAATACTGTTACCTGATGCTTCTGGTCTTTCTAGTGGAGAAATAGAAGTTGTTACTGCAATGGGTACAGTTTTATTAAACAAGCCTTACCAGGCTACTACTGTTAGTGTATTTGAATCTAAGCCATCTAAACCAGTTATACTAAATTTAACTTTAGATATAATTGATAATATGTTGATTGTTACTCCACCAAAAAAACAAAAAGTAATACAAGAAAGGGTAGTAACAAAAAAAGAATCTATATTAGATTTTAATGGATTAGACATTGATTACTTAGCTGAAGATTTTCTTAAAGAAGATGATCTTGAATTTACAGAATTAGATATAAATTATTTAGATGTAAATTTTTTAGAAGACCTGCTTAATGTAATAGACGCATTAGCTATACTTAATGAAGAAGATCGTTTGTCTCAGTCTATAAGTAACCAAGTATCAGGAACTTTGTTAGGTAAAGACCCAGATACGCAAATAACTACAATTATATCAGGAAATGTTGTTAGCCTTAGACGAGCAGTAAATGAATATCTGCAAGTAGACTTAGATGGCAGCGAAGCTTATACAGTAGTTTTTAATCAAGATGGTGTAAGCAATATTGTTAAAGTAAATGGAGGTAGTAGTTCTTACATAACTATTACACAAAGCGATTAATGAAAAAATTAATATTTATAATACTTACAATTCTGATGTTGCCTGTTATATATCAATCAACTCCTACAGAAATTTTAAAGCTAAAAACATTTGATGCTTTTGTAAAAAAACAACAACCTTCAGGAAACTTTGTAATTCTAAACATTACAGAGCAAGACGTAGAAAATGAAGGCGGTTATCCTTTTCCAAGAAAAAGACTAGGTGATATAAACAATAGTCTTATGGAAAAAGGGGCATTAGGGGTTGGATGGGTTATATCTTTTCCGCAAGCAGACAGAATGAATGGAGATCAGTTTTTTTCTGAATCACTTAAAAATAGCAATTCAGTTATTGCAATGTTCCAAGATGGAAAAGGCAGTTATCCAAAAACAACAGGAACAGTTATAAAAGGTAATAATGTTGGTGGCATATTATCTGCTGGAGTTAAACAAAACATACAGCCTTTATCAGAAAGTGCATTACAAGGATTAGCTATTGCACCAACTGAAATAGATCAATTAGTAAGAAGAATACCATTATTAGTAAGAACCCCTGATGGATGGATAGCTTCATTTGGAACTCAAGTTCTAAAAGCTCTTACATCAACAAGAACATATATTATAAAAACAAATGACAATGGTATTGAAGAAGTAGCCATAAAAGGAATACCACCTGTAAAAACAGATAGCATGGGTAGAAAGTGGATAAGTTGGATAGATACTCCAGAAACTACACTTTCAGAGATGAATGTTAAAAATAAATATGTTTTTGTTGGAATAACTGCAAATGGAGTTATGCCACAAATAGCTACTCCAGAAGGATTGCTTGAGCCTCACAAAATACAAGCTGCACTAGCAGAATCTATATTAATACAAGATAGCCCCTATATACCAGATTGGGCCTTGGCTGCGGAAATATTAATAATTTTTACAACAATAATATTAACTTGGATTTTTATTATTGTATTTGGAATAAGCAGCGGAATATTATTTACCAGTATATTATTTTTATTAACTGCTTTTGGTGGTTATTATTTAATACAACAAGGTATTCTTATAGATGTTAGTTGGTCGCTATTGTCACAGTTTATTGTTGCTTCAGTAGCTTTTTATCTTAGATTTAGAGAGCAGTTCAAACTTAGACTGCAAATTAAAAAACAATTTGAACATTACTTAGACCCAAGACAAGTAAAAAGATTACAAAAAAATCCAGAGTTATTAAAACTGGGTGGAGAAAAAAGAGAAGCAACATTCTTATTTACAGATGTTAGAGGTTTTACTTCTATGTCTGAGTTGCTTCCACCAGAAAAAGTAACTTACATTATGAACAAAGCTTTAACTGCACAGCAATCAGCGGTACAAAAACATGGAGGAATGGTAGATAAATACATTGGTGATGCAATGATGGCTATATTCAATGCACCATTAGATTTATCAGATCATCCAAAAATAGCTATTGATTGCTCGTTAGACATTATAAGAAACATGAAATCTTTAAATGTAGAATTACAAAAAGAAGACCTACCTCCTATTGCAATAGGTATTGGAATAAACACAGGAATAGCTGTAATAGGTAACATGGGTTCAGAATCTAGGTTTGATTACACTGCTATTGGAGATGCAGTTAATACAGCAGCAAGATTAGAAAGTGCTACAAAAGATAGGAATGTTAATCTACTAATAGGAAAATCAACTAAGGAAGCAAGTGGTTATAAGCTAAAGAAATTAGAATCTATTAAAGTTAAAGGAAAAACAAAAGCACTTGAAATATATACTTATAAGAATAATTAGATAGAGAATTTATTATGAACCAAATTTTAATAGGTATTATTATAGTTTTAGGATTAGGTTCTTACTGGTTGTACAATGAAAATATTACATTGAAGTCTAACAATCAAGTTCTTGAAGGTGCAGTAGAAACTCAAAAAGAAACTATAACTACCTTGCAAAATGATTTTGCTTCGCAAGCTAAAGGATTATTAGAGATACAATCTAAAAATCAAAAAATAGAATCAGAAATGAATCGTTATCTTGATATATTTAAAAGACACGATTTAACAAAGTTAGCGGCTGCTAAACCAGATTTATTAGAAATAAAAGTAAATAAAGGAACAAAAAATGTATTTGAAAGCATCGAAAAAGCTAGTCGTAGTATTGATAATCTCGATGATGGTTTGCAGTTGCAGTCTGATACCAAACAGCAAGACGATTAATATTAAGTCTAAACCTATAGAAAGAACTATAGCTCAACCAATTTTACCAAGAGAAATAGATTTAAAAGAACCTTATTGGTATGTAGTATCTGATAAGAACATTGATAAATTTTTAGCTAGAATAAAAAAAGATCAAGGGCAATTAGTATTTTTTGCTATGTCAGTGCCTGATTACGAATTAATGGCATATAATATGCAAGAGCTTAAAAGATATATAAATGAATTAAAAGAAGTTGTAGTTTATTATAGAACAGTTACTACAAGCGATGACCAATGAGGTTTAATTTATGGCACTAAGTAAATATATATTCAAGCCAGGTATAAACCGAGAAGGTACTAACTATAGCAACGAAGGTGGTTGGTTTGATGCAGACAAAGTAAGATTCCGAAAAGGCAGACCAGAAAGATTTGGTGGATGGAGTAAATTCATTGAAACTAGCTTTGTTGGTACAGCAAGAAAAATACATACATATAAAGCTATTAACGGAGACAATATTACAATACTTGGAACACATCAAAAACTTTATGTGATTCTTGGAAATACAATAAGCGATATTACACCTATAAGAGCAACAACTACAAATGGAATATTGTTTGCTGCTACAAGTGGGTCTAGTTTAATTACAGCTACAGATGATGATCATGGTTGCGTTTCTGGAGACTTTGTAACTATAGCAGGTGCAGCTACTTTAGGTGGAACAATTACTGCTGCTGTTCTTAATCAAGAATATCAAATAGAAACAGTTACAGGAATAGATACATACACCTTCAATGCTAAAGATACTTCTGGAGATGCTATAGTTGCAAATGGCTCTGATACAGGTAATGGTGGTTCAGGAGTAGATGGTGTTTATCAAATTAATACTGGTTTAGATGTTTATGTTAGAGGAACAGGTTGGGGTATCAATTCTTGGGGAGATGGAGGATTTGGATCAACCACCGATTTATCAGTAATTAATCAACTTAGAACTTGGTCAATAGATAATTTTGGCGATGATATAATAGCAGCACCAAGAGCATCAGAAATATTCTTTTGGGATAAATCTAGCGGTGCATCTACTAGATCAACTTTGTTATCCGCAGAATCAAATGCAAGTGATGTGCCAACCGCAGTATTACAAATTATGATGTCAGATGTAGACAAGCACGTTATTGCTTTTGGCTGCAATTCTATAGGTTCTTCAGTTATAGACCCATTGTTAGTAAGATTTTCAGATACAGAAAGTGCTATTGATTGGACTCCAACCGCAACAAACCAAGCTGGTGGTGTACAGCTTTCTTTAGGTTCTACAATTATTTCTGCATTAAAAACAAGACAAGAAATTCTTATATGGACTGATGCAGGAATAGTATCAATGCGTTTTGTAGGTGAGCCTTTTGTTTTTTCATTTACAGAAGTAGCAGAAGGACCATCTTTAATAGCTCCAAATGCAGCTGTTAATGCAAACAATAGAGTCTATTTTATGGATAGAGATGGATTCTTTGTTTATGCTGGAACTGCGGAAAGACTTCCATGTGCAGTATTAGACTATGTTTTTTCAGACCTAAACCAAGATCAAGCATTTAAAGTATTTGCAGCTGCCAATGAAAGTGTAAATGAAATTATGTGGTTTTATCCTTCAGGTACAAGCACAGAAATAGACAAGTATGTTTTATTTAATTATTTAGAAGACACATGGTCGATAGGTACAACAGCAGATAACTTTGTTAGAACAGCTTGGAACGAAGCTAATATATTTGAAAAGCCACTTGCAACTAGCAAAAATGATACAACTAATTTAAATTATATTTATAGGCATGAAGTTGGTCATGGTGATGGAACAGATACATTTACTTCATTTATAGAATCAAGTGACTTTGATCTAAATCCAGATGGAGAAGGATTTATTTTTATATCAAAGTTAATACCAGATATACAATTTAGAGATCAGCAAACAACTTCAGATACTGTTACATTTACAATAAAAGGTAGAGACTATCCTTTGCAAGATTTGTCTACATTACAAACTATAAATGTTACCCCATCTTCTACATTTGTAAACACTAGAGCCAGAAGCAGACAAGCTGCGGTAAGAATATCAAGCGATTCTAGTAGTTTTGGATGGAGACTAGGAGATATAAGGCTAGACATAAAACAAGATGGAAGAAGATAATGAAAGACATAAGAACAATATCTTTACCTATTTCTAGTCCAGAATATAATCGTAATAATGAATCACAAACAAGAAGAATCATAGAGCAAACAATAGCAGACCTAAATAATAAAATTACAAAAGTACAACAAATGCAATCAACAGTAACAAGCAAAGCTTTTAAAAGACATCAATTTTTATTAATGGGCATGAAACATGGCTGATAACCTTAAAGTATTAGGACAATTAGACCCTTCAGCAACAACAGTTACTGTACTTTACACAGTGCCTGATATGACACAAACTACTGTTAGTTCTATTGTTGCAGCAAATCGAACAGATTCTGCAATAACATTTAGATTAAGTGTTCATGTTGGGGGTGCTAGTGCTGATGATAAACAATTTATATACTATGATAAATCTGTAGCAGCTAATGATTCATTATCAATAGTTTTAGGTATAACATTAAATCAAACAGATGTTGTAAAAGTACGCACAAGTGCAGTCAATATGAGTTTTAATATGTTTGGTTGCGAAACAACAGAAGATAGGTAAAAATATAAAATCATTACTAGGGTGAAGAAATGGATATAAAAGAACAAACCAGAAATGTTGCAGCACAAGGTCGTTATGGAGACAGTATGCTTCTTCATGTTAATCCTGCTGAAGTTAAAGGTTTATCTCAAGCATTGCCTATAACTGTAAATCCGCAAACTGGTCAACCTGAAGCATTTTTACCATTTATTGCACCTTTTGTTGGATCGTATCTTGGTAAAGCAGCTTTGGGTAAAACATTAGGAATGGCTGCGGCAGGTGCATTAGGTGGTGGACTAGCGCAATACGCTGTCACTGGTGATCTTAAACAAGGATTGTTAGCAGGATTATCAAGCTTTGGTGTAAATAAAGGTATAGATGAACTTGGTAAATTAGGAGCAGAGCAAACAACAGCAGCAGCAGTAGCTGAATCAACAAAACAAGCAACCAATCAAGCTAATTTATATGCAGCAAATGCTGCTCAACCTGCTTCTGTTGGTGTAAATCCTTCTTCTGGTGGTCTAAATCCTACCGATATTGCTCAAGCAGGAGGAAGTTCAGGAATGAATATGACAGCCGATACTTATAATCCTACTGCTTTGAATTCTCCTATTCCGCGTATTGCAACACAAGATTTTGTTAATCGTGTTGCACCAAAATCAGCACAATTCAAATTTGATAAAATAATGGGAACAGATGATATACAAAAAGGTATAGTTCAAGCTGGTGAATCTGCTGGCGCAATTGCTCCTTCAAATAGTTTTGATCCTAATAAATCTACAGGAATGGAAAACTATAAATCTGGTTTTGGGATGACTGATGGTCAGCCTTTTGGTATGGAAAATCTTAAACAGGGTGCAGGAAATATATTAAAAGCAGCTGCCTCACCTATGGCTTCTGTACCTTTTGCTGTTGGTGCAGGTGGCTCAAGTATATTAGAGTCACAAAGACAATTTGATGAACAAACGCAAGATAGGCTCAACAGCTATATTGCAGGTAAAAGACAAAATTTTGCAGATAATCCAGAAATCAGTCTTTATACTCCAAACTATTCTTTATCAAGCCCAAGTTTTTCAGCAAGTGGTGGTGTTACTGGTTATCAAGAAGGTGGAATGACAGACTATACAAACGTAGCTCCAGATGTTCCATATATAGATACCTCTCTACCTATAATGGCTCAACAAATGCTGGCAATGAGAGACCCGACCACTCTTAATAGATCAGGAGTGTTTGCTCCAGCAAGAACATTGTTTGATTACAATCCTGATTTTCAACCTGGTTTTTCACCAGAAACATTGTACTTTGATCCTAACACAATAAATGCTCCAACTATTGCTAGTCAAGATGGACCACCCAGTTTAATAGATTCTTATTCTGGTTCTGCTGGTGGTTTTGATTCTGCAAATTTAACTCAAGCCTCCTTATCTTCTATAGACCCATTTCAAAGTTATACAGGAATAGCTCCACAAGGTATTGATAAACTGAGTAACATTACACCAAGTACATTAAATCCCTATGAAAATATAAATACAGCTTCAATGGGAAATATTCTTTCTCCAACAAATGTTAATGCAGCTCAACCTGTTGCAACAACAAATACATTTATGCCAAATCAACCAAGCGCAAGCTTTAATCCTGCACAACCATTTCTTGATACATCAATTATAGCTCCACCTGTCAATCAACCAAATTTAGGTCAAGTAATAACAGCAGCAGATGGTGGTGAAACATTACCCAATAAAGGTTTAGAAGCACTAGATAAAGTTGCTCCAGATGTTGTAGAAAAAATGGGATATGTTGAAGGTGGAATAACTCCGCCAGAAGCTATGATGCTACAGGAAATGATGCCACAAGAAATGATGAATGAAGGCATTATGTCTAACCCTAATAATGATCCTCTTATAAATCAAACAGTTGCTTTTATATTAGGAGAATTAGATGATCAAAATATTATTAATCAATTTATTGAAAAATATGGTAATGAAAAATTCTTATCTCTTAGAAATGAAGTATTACAATCTTTAGTTCCTGATGCACAAACAGAAGGTCTTATAGTAGGAAATGGAAATGGCGGTATGGATGATGACCTAAGAGGTACAATTGGAAATCAAGAAAGAATAGCTGTATCTCAAGATGAATTTATTGTTCCTGCTGATGTTGTTTCAATGCTAGGAGATGGTAGCTCAGAGGCTGGTTCTAATGAATTGTATGCAATGATGGATAGAGTTAGACAAGAAAAAACAGGAACTACAGAACAAGCACCTAAACTAGCTAATGCTGGAGGAATGCTACCAGGATGAATGAAATAGTAAAAGAACCAAACATAGCAACAGAAGAACATGGCTTATCTTTAATAACTTCTGATAAGTTATCTTTAGTTTGGAAAAAATGCGAAAAGTATTTAAAGAAATCAGCTAATCGCTCTAGTAATAGAATAAGAGTAGAAGATATATTTTATGATTGTTTAAGCGATAATTGCAATTTATGGATTATTTTTAATAAAGGAAATTTAGAAATTTCTGGTGTTCTAATAACTATGTTTAACAACTATCCTACAGGAAAAAAAATGTTAAATGTTGAGCATACATCTGGAACCAATATGCAAAACTGGATAGAAATAGGGCTAGAAACAATGATTAAGTTTGCTAAATCAAATGGTTGTGATGGCATTGAAGGTATAGGAAGACATGGACAGTGGAACTGGGTAAAAAATAGAAAAGGCTGGAAAAAACCAGCTACTTTTTATGAGTTTAACTTTAAGGATGCAGAAGAATGAGATATTTTAAAGGTGGTGGTGGTAGCTCCGCACCAACAGAGCAAAAAATAACGCAGACGGATTTGCCAGATTATGTAGAACCGTATTTCACTAGGCTTATTCGAAGAGGTGAAGCAGAAAGCTTACAGCCTTACACTCCTTATCCTGGTCAAAAGTTAGCTGATTTTAATCAAGATGAATTAACTGCTCAAGCTATGGGTCGAGGCTACGGAACTTCTGGTACACCAGACGCTTTTACTGATTCTGTCAATAGATTAAATATGCAAGGTACTATTGGATCAGATTATAACACTGGACAAGTTACATCTACATATAATCCCAATGATTTAGCTTCTTCATATCAAGCAGGAGACTTTAACACACAAAATTTTGCTCAAGGATTACAACAGTATATTAATCCATATCAACAAGGTGTTATTGATGTAGCAAAAAGAGAAGCAACAAGAGACAGTAATATACAAGAAAAACAAATAGCTGATGCTGCAACTAAACAAGGCGGTCTTGGTGGATACAGAGATGCTATTGTTAGATCAGAAAATCAAAGAAATCTAGGACAAAGGCTTACAGATATACAAACAAAAGGTTCATCTGATGCGTTTAATATGGCAAGAGATGCCTACATGAAAGATAGGCAATTTGATCTTGGTCAATATACTGCTACGCAAACTGCACAACAAACTCAAGATAAGCTCAATCAATCTGCTTTTTCAGCAGGAGAAAAAGCTAAAGCGGATGCAGCTAAATTAGGTTTAAATGCAGCACAATTAAATCAAGTAGCTAGAGAAGCATCAGAAAAGTTCAGACAAAATGCTTTTAAATTATCTAGTGACTATAACTTAGCTTCTTCAAAAGGACTTATAAGTAGCGGTCAAGCTATACAAGATGAAGCTCTAAAAAGAATTGGAACATTAGAAGGAGTTGGACAGCAAAGAAGGGCATTAGGTCAAGCTGGTTTAGATATGGGTTACGAAGACTTCTTGAGACAACAGAACTATGCTAGAGAACAACTGAGTCGTTTTGGTGGAGTATTAAGAGGTGTTCCAGTACAGCCAACGCAAATACAAAGTCAATATCAACAACAACCAGGCTTATTTCAAACTGCTGTAGCAGGTGGTTTGGGTAGTTTAGGTTTAGCGAACGCATTAGGATAAGATTATGAATTTAGTTACACAAGCCGAAAATTTAGAAAATGTTCCTTTTGATCAGTTAGAAAAAATTGCTAATGGAAACCCTGATGAGGCATATAGACGTTATCCAAAAATGATGGCAATTGATGAAGTAATCAGAAGAACAGCAGACAAAAAATCATATATTGCTCAATTAGCAGCGATGAACCAACCAAAAAAATCAGTATCAGAAAATCTTATAGATGATTACAAGCAACTTGCAAATATAAACCCACAAAATATGATGATGAGTCCAGAAGATTCAGTCGCTAGTCCAGAAGAAATAATAATGAATTTACAAAATTCAGTGATGAATAATCAAATGGCTGGCATTCCAAGTGAAGTTGGCAGCATGGTAGATGAAAATGTAAATCCTGCAAGTAGTTTACGACAAGATATTGTTATGCCAGAAACAATGCAAATGGCTGCTGGCGGTGGCTTAGTTGGGTATCAAGAAGGTGGACTTACAGAAGAACGTGGTATTTTTGGAAATATTACAGATTTTGTAAATACTGACAAAAATCCAAGTATAACTGATATAAGTAGAATGTTTTTAGCTGACAAAATTTTTGGAATTGATCCAAAAACATCTTATGAGATAGGACAAAAAGGTGGACTACAAAATTTAAAAGAAGACATAGTTGCTAGATATACAGACGATGAAGGAAATTTAGATAAAAGTGCGCTTTTAACAGACGCTGGAATAGGAGGAGCAGGTATAGCTGCTAGCAGAATAGTAGGTCCAAAAATTTTACAAGGAGCAGTAAAATATGGACCAAAAGTAGGAAAAGGTTTAAAAAGTGCAGGTAAAGAAATTTTTGATTTTCTTACAAAGAAAAAAATAACAAAAAAGAAAACATTTTTTAAATCATCAGGAAAAGGATCGAAACCAGTAAAAGAATATCCAGCAGGATCACCTCAAGGTCAAGCGATAAAAGCGTCAATTAAAGAAGGTAGTGGTGTAAGAAGTCAAAGAATAAGAAAAAATGTTGAAGAAAAAGTATTTTCACCAAATAGAATGTTAGGTGTAGGTGCTGGAGGTCTTGCTTTTGGTGCAGCTTTACAAGAATTTAATGAATCGCCTGAATCTCCTACTGTTATTCCTAAACCTTTTGATGATTCTGCTATTATTATAGATGATTCTGGCAATTTACCTACGGCAGACACTGAAGAAAAAGGTCTTCTAGGTATAAGCAAAGAACAAGGCTTAAACTTAACAAAACTAGCTGCTCTTGTTGGTGGCTCTAGTAATATGAAAGAATTCTTTACAGGGTTAGGTGGTTTAGCTGAAAGTATAGAAGAAAAAGAAAGTACATCAGGTTTATCTGAAGCACAAAAAGATTATTATATAGCGCAAACAGAGAAATTAGGTGTTGAAACTGAGGCATTGCCTCTTACAGCTTTAAGAAAAGATTTCGCTCAAATGGTGGATTATTATAAACTACTTAAAGAAGAAGGTTCCGAACAATCTGTAATAACAGCAGCAGCATTATTACCAACAATTGAGGCTTATAGAGATGAATTAGCAAAAGCTCAAGGTTTTTCTTCAACAGATGCTGAATCAGATAAAGCTGCAATATTCGGAAAAATAATTAAATAACCATCATAGGAAAATAAATTATGGAACAATATGATTTGAATGATGGTACTGGAAGAAAAATAACAATTCCAGATGACATGAGTTTAGAAGATAGAACATTAGCAGCAAAATATATCAAAGAAGATTTTGATATTGATATAAATGAGGTCAGTGTTCTTGATCGTATTTTAGATGCACCTAAGTCTATAGCCAGAGGCGCATTAAGTTTAGCAACAGATGTTCCTTTAGGTTTAGCTGGTTTAGTTGACATTGGTGATGACAGTAAAATTGTCAAAGGACTACAAGGTTTTCAAGATTTTCTTAGAACAGACTCTAGTTTAGCTTCTGATCCAGCACTACGAGACAAATATACAACTAAACTTGCAGAAGGTATAGGTTCATTTGCACCTTTTTTAGGTGCTGGTTTAGCTGGAAGAGCTTTAGCTAAAAGAGGCATTGTTAGCAAAACGGTAGGGGATTATGGCATACCAGCAGCATTAGCTATTCCTAGTGGTATGGCTGCACAAGTTGATAGATTACAAATGGCTAGAGATATGGGCGAAGAAGTTGGTCCAATATCTGAAACATTTGCTACTCTTATTGGTGGTGCTATAGGTATTACTGAAATTTTACCTATTATGAACATACTTAAAAAAGTTCCTAAAGTTAGAAACAAAGGAGAAAGCGATTACGTTGTAAGTAAACTTAAATCTGCTGTTCAATCAGGAGCATTTGAAGGTGGTCAAGAAGTTGCTGCTACTCTTTTACAAGACTTAACTGCTGCTGGTTTATACAGCGATAAGTTGCCAATAGCAGATAGTATGTTTGACGAGTTTACTATAGGCGCAATCATAGGTGGTAGTGCTGACTATTTATTTAGTAGTTTAGGTAATAGACGAAGTGTCGGTAATGAATATATTAAAGACAGAGAAAATAAAGCCAGAGATAATATAAATTCTTTAATTAACGATGAAAAAGTTGCAAGAGCATCAGCACAAGGCAATGTTCCTGAGATAACAGAAGAAACATCAGAAATAAAACCTAATATACCTGTACCTGGCATAACAGGAAAAGCTCCAGATTTAGATATAGTTCAACTTTCTAATGGCACTTTTGCAGTTGTTGATCAATTAAAAACAACTGATCCTGTTATTGCAGAAGCACCTAATGAAATAGAAGCTATAAAACTTAAAGATAATTTATTAAATCAGTTTGAAAGAAATAAAATAAACTCTAGGCTAAATAACGATTTATATAGTATGGGCTACAATGAAAACTCAACAGCTTATGAAATAGGTTCAATTGTTACCGACCCTAATAGCACCGAAGTTGA